TATCGACGTCAAGGAATTACTGACGTTCAATAGGATGCCCAACCGGGCAGAAATACAAGTGGTTGCCCGTGAATTGGCGGCGATCGCCGACTTGTCGGGGGCGGAGGGCGCCCTCATCGGTGGCCCCATTCCTGATGGGGCCGCCGGAGACAGCCCTCGCGGAGCGGGGGATAGCACCGTTGTATGCGTTCTCCATGAGGGAGAGCGCAGAAGAGACACAAGCTGATGGAACGGTTATTAAGAAAAACAGGTTCAAACACCTGGGCTTTGTGGGACTCCTCGAAGAGGAGCTCAGGGAGGCAGTGGCGGGGAAGCTTCAAGAGTTGCTGGAAACCTCCCCGGCCTCTTTGTTTACGAGGGCTTCAAAGGCGTGGACAGGATGTCCCTTAAAGAGATGGCCGCTGACATAATAGACTGGGAAGAGAAGTTCGGGGGCTTGATGGACGACATCAAGAAGTTGCCCTAAGCCGCGACCACTGACCCTTCGGGGCTGGTGTTTTTCTGCGAAATAAACGCGGGAAATAAGGTATCTTATATGATATCACAATCAGACCCCCTAACGGGGTTTAAAAATCAAAGGAGTCTTATCATGACCATCGCAATCGTAACCATCATCGCAATCGTATTGATCAATGTCGTCACGCACGTGGTACTCAACTGGGAACGCGCACCGAAGCGCACCACCCCCGCAAACTTCTTCAACAACCTCGCGGATAACGTACCGGAACACCCCCTCCGCGACTTCGCGGAGCACGGCTCCGTGATCGAAGGTGAATCCACACGAGTCTAGGAGAGATAACATGCTTCCTTATATAGGAGTCGCATGGCTCATAGCCCTAATGTGGGTGATGAGCATGGAAGAATCACCCGCCATCGTCGAGAAGGCGAAAGCGGGCGAGGTGCATCTGTCTTGTTTATTCGAAGACGGATGGAGAGCAGTCCCTGCCGACAAGGTGGTCGGACTAGAGGGCAGCCGGTGGCTGTTCACGAACGGCTCCGCAGGGAGCTGTAATACAACACAAAAAGGTGAATAATATGTCAATGCGCGACAAAGTAAAGAGGGATATCAAAGATCGGAAATTCGCAGAGAAGGCATCCCGCGCCGGAAAAGCGACGGGCAGTGCGTTACTAAGCACGCTCGTGATGGCCACTTTCGCGGCGGGCATTATCGCCGCAGTAGTGTATTTCAATGCCCCAAGTATTTTTGGGTTCGTAATCTTGTTACCAAGCGTCATCGTCAGTGCCTGGGTGGCGCTGGGGGTAGTGTCAGGATTTTACTTCGTTTTGTCATGGGTCACAGGTTGGCTCCATTTTGGACAAAAGGCAGTGAAGGTAGAAGAGACGGCCCGCTGACGGGCACCTCCTCCAACCTTCGGGTTGGGGGAGGCTTTCATCCACTTTTTTTTTTTTTTTAAGCATGACTCAAGCATGACTAAGGCAGACTATATGACGAGACTAAAAATGAAACAAATCTGAGGTAACGATGACTAAAAAGCAGGCTGGCTTAGCTTTCAATGTTTGTATCGCAATTATTTTAGTGGCACTGACGGCTAAGGCCGCTGCTTACGTGGCTGTTGGAGTAGCTGGCTATATATTGTACAAGGGTCTCAAATAATGGCATTTGAAAAGATTTTGGTGAGTTTGAAGAGACGATTGTCTGACGAGGTATCTCCTAGAAATCCCCTGAAGTATCTCAACGATGTGGACTTCGAAGATCATATCAACGATATCGTGGGCACGGTTTACTTATACACCCGTCCCAAAAAAGGCACGCACCCTCAACCGCTGTATCTAACTGAGACTATCTGTGCTCTGGGTCGAAAGCTCCTTTCCAGAGAGAGTCGTCCGAAAGATACCTCCTTGGCGGCTAAGACGGGTGCGTTCATACTCTACACGTTCGAAGAGTTGGGTTACATCCGAGTATCCAAATCACCGGGCGGCAGAGGCCGTCACGCGACGTACACCATTGAAGCTCTGGACGACGACGCAATACAGAAGATGTGGGCGGAGTTGCCTCCGGCGACCATTCAGAAGATCCCTTCCATCACCCCCTACGCCGACTGGGAAGGCTACAGGCACGAGACCGGCGCATTGCTGGTGAAGACAAACCACAAGATCCGCAAGACATTGAAACCTGAAACACACCCCCTTGTGTTTGAGGCGATAAACCGTTCGCAGAAGGTCGGATGGCGCATCAACCCAGACATCTACGAACTTCATCTTTGGGCTTTCAGAAACAAAGCCAGAGCGTTTGACGATATCTGGAATGCGCACAGCGGAGAGGCGCGCGCAACAAAGATGCGAGAGACCCGCGCGATAAGTAACATCGCTGCCAGATTCCTGCACACCACTTTTTGGCACATGTACTATTATGACTTTCGAGGGCGCAAGTACGTTGCAACCGCGTACCTCAACGAGCAAGGCTCAGATCTCGCAAAAGGGCTGCTCTTACGTGAAGACAAGAAAGCCATCGGAAGGGGCGGTTTCTTCTGGATGTGCGTCAGTATCGCTTCAAACTGGGCCGGAGACGCCGGACGAGAAGATGGAGCGAAGACAGACAAGATACCGCTGAAAGACAGACAGATGTGGGTTCTGGATAACGAAGAGATCATCGTAGCTTATGCTGAAAACCCTAAGATAAACCAAGGGTGGATGCAAGCTGACAAGCCTTGGCAGTTCCTCGCTGCATGTCTAGAGTTCTTGGCTTTCAGGATTCACCAGGCAGGAGACTTCAACGATTACTCTTACGAATCAAGCTTGGAAGCATACGTGGACGGAACCAACAACGGGAGTCAACATCTATCAGCATTGATGCTGGATGAAGTGACCGCGCCTCACGTCAATTTAGTACCCTCCGAACTGCCCGGTGATCTGTACATGTTTGTGGCGGATCATCTGTGGGTGAGACTGGCAAACGCCGTCAGAGAAATGACGCCCAAGGCGATCAGAACAGCGGACACTTGTATTGATACCATCATCGATATGAAGAAACAGATCTCACAAACGGAACCGAGAAGCGAGTTGCGTAAAGAGCTGGTAGAGAAATTGATGGCGTATCGAGAAAAGTACAGAGCGATTCTCGTGAGAGCGGCCCCCGTGTTTTGGCTGAGAATTGAAGACGCAAAGCACAAGCGTAAAATTGTGAAGAGAGGTACAATGACATTACCCTACGGAGCCAAGCCGTACGGTCTTGGAGAGCAAGTGATCGGTGACTGTCGCAAACACGGCATAGAGTTACTGATGCACATGGAGCACTCGTGGGGTGCTTATTTAGGTAGAGAGTTGTTCAGCGTCTGTGAAGCCTGTCTCGAAAGGCCGATGCGCCTGTTATCCACGTTTGAAAACGCGGGCAAGCGAGCCGAAGATGCAGGTGAATTTCTCAGCTGGACGGTGCCCATCACTAATTTCCCGGTGGTGCAGCATTACGTAGAAGGGGAAGTGAAGAAGACGTGGGTGCAGTACGGTGCACCCTTCGGAAAGAAAAAGAAGACGGGTTACTTTGAAAACACCCTCCAGCTCTCGGTTTCTTACCTTGAGTTACCAATACCCTCGAAAAGAAAGCAAGCACAAGGCGCTTCACCGAATGCCATCCACAGCCTGGATGCGGCGCATTTGGTGATAACAAGCTGTCGTGCTGACTTCCCCGTGACCACAGTTCACGATTCTTTCGGTGCCCTGCTGGGAGACGTAGACGGCCTCTATACAGGAGTTAGAGAAGCCTTCCTTGAGCTGTATCGCACGGACCCTCTGTCAAGGTTATTCGAAGACATGGATATCGACATGAGTGGTCTGAATAAAGGAAAACTGAACCTGTCGCTCATCTTAGACTCGGAGTATTGCTTTTCATGAAGATCTTAACAACAAAAGCGGAAATAGAAGCCATACCGGATGAAAGCGTCCGCGCCGCCATATTATTGGCTTACGAAAACTGTTTCGAAGAGCTCGTCGGAGAGGGGCCGTATGAATTGGATGACATGGTCTGGTTGGTGTGGATGGAGACCGGCGAAGATCTGCGAATCGAAAAAGAGACAGGGATGTTGCTACACCAACATGACAAGCTTGAGGACGGTGACGCTTGCCGAACAGACTGGGAGCACGCTTTTCTGGATAACGGAATCTGGGAAATCGTGTACTTAGTCAATGACGAGTTCGGTCACATGTACTTCCTCCGGGATGATCTGGACATGCCGGCGGATTTACGTTCAGCATTGGATGCTGAGATGGCAGTCAACGCAACTGCTTTGTTTCCCGGCGTCAGCGTTAGCTGAAGTCGTTAGCTTAACCCGATAACGGGCACACCCCTTAAAACCGTGAAAATGGGATGAAAGTATGATTTTGAAAAATTGTTTGATTTGGTATCCGCGTCTCGATCCAGAAAAGCCGAACAACAGGTTAGACAAACAACGGCCCTCCTGGGATATCCAAATTCGAACGTCCAGCAAAGAGCAAAAGAAAGAGTGGGAGGCAGCTAATCTGTCCGTAAAGATCGACATGAGCGAAGATGAGAAACCATACTTCTACGTGAACTTGCGTAAGCGTTCGGTGAAGGCGGACATGTCTAAGGGGGCGCCGCCCAAAATCGTGGACGGCAACCTGGATGACGTGGACGGCAAAAGCATAGGCAACGGCTCCATTGGTAACATCCGAATCTACCAGTACGAGTCACCTCTGCCGGACGGCGGCACCAAACTGGTGGCGGTGCTCATGGGTATTCAGCTGACCCACCATGTTGTGTTCGAACCGAAGCCCAGAGACGATGATTTCGAACAGCTCGAAGGAGGCACTAAGGTAGTGACCTCTGAAGGGGAGTATCAGAGGAACGAGGAGAATTTCACGAAACAGCCCACCCGAGGCTCCCAGTCGGAAGAGGACCGTGGTCCTAAACCGAACTCGGATATGGAGCGTGAAACGCCGCAGTTCTGACACACTCCAGCCGACCCCTTGAGGGTCGGCACCTCCTCTAAGGTGAACAATGAAATATACGATCGATGTATTTAAGCAAAGTGATTACCTGCGCGTGGGCACAACAACGGACCCGTACTTGACTGACATTCTGGAAGATCAAGGTTTCAATGACGTCAGCAGTCTGCTGCAAGATTACTTCATTGAAGTCACTAACAATTTCGACGCAGGCGGCAGTTTCAAGATCAGCAGTCCGAGTGCTTACGACAGTTGGATCGAAGGACTCCAGAGAATCACAGCATGGAGAGACGCCACGTCGCGGACAGAGTTCGCAGAAGGAGACTTCGTCCCCGGTATCCCCTATGGACGCTGGCATATCGCCGCCATAGAGCGAGCATCCAGGAGGCACATCGCCAACACCTCCGACATTACGCTGGCAGACCTGCGGAACAGACTGGCGCTTCCGACGCTGGAGGAGTTCTTCGAAATATATTATATCAACATTCGTAACAAAGAGACGGACGAGATTTTTGAGCATGTGGGATTGAACGATTTCTCGGTGTGGATTAAGGGAGAAAACACGATAAATAAGGCGGTCAACCCCTCTCACTACCGGGGCCTCCTTGAGGGCATTCCCGGTCTGGGTTGGCTCGACGTAGAGAGTCGTAAGGAGAAGTATTCTGATCCCAAAGTATTTCTGGGAGCGATCGACTTGCAAGAGAACAAATACATGGAACGTCTAGGTAAAAAAGATGATCCTTTGCAGGAGCGTAAGAAGAGTCTCTTCTACAAGGCCTACGCCATTCTATATATGGAAAATGGATGTAAGCCTATAAAGGCAGATTTGGTGCACGAATGGATGGCGAAAATGCCCGAGATGCCCGGTCACTGTCTATAAACAACGATGAGGAAGGAGGGCGAAAGCTCTCCTTTTATAAATGAGCAGATGGCTATTTGATATCGAGACGGATAATCTTCTCTGGAAATGCACACGTTGCTGGATCGTCTATTTGAGGCATCTGGACACCGGCGAAAAGCATTATTATCTGGAGGGCGACGAAGGCTGGCGAGAACACCTGGGCGCGGCGACGTTGGTGGTTGGTCACAACATCATCGATTTCGACATTCGCGCTCTTCGAAAGTTATTCGGTTTCGAGCTGAGAAAAGATTGTCGCATTCACGACACACTGGTGATGAGTCGCGTGTTGGACTACCGGCGGTTCGGTGACATGGGACATTCGTTAGGCGTGTGGGGCACTTACTTCGGCTACCCTAAGCTGGAGTTTGAAGATTTCTCGCAATACACCCCTCAGATGCTGACTTACTGTGAACGCGACGTGGACTTGAACATGAAAGTCTATGAACATGTCATGTCAGAATTCACAGGGTTGGCCGAATCCGATGAACGGGTTGTACATTATCTGAAAGCAGAGCACGCGATCTCCAAGTGGTGTGCGGAAGCAGAATGGCACGGATGGCCCTTTGACGTAGAATCAGGCACATGGCTATTCTCTGAGATGAGCAGTAAGCTATACGCGACGACGGCGATCCTGGAAAGCAAGCTGGGTCGCAAAACAGTCGCTGTGGACAAATGCAAAGGCGAGATCGACGTCAAAAAACCTAAGTGGAAAATGGACGGCGACTACAGCCATCACACCGCGAAATGGTTCGAGATCGGCCCCGAGGAAGGTCAGGAAGATGCATCGCGTCCAATCGACGGCGAGTACTGCCGCGTGGATTTCCCTCTCCTGAAACTCAGCTCTGTGCACGACGTGAAGATCTTTTTGTTCCGCAACGGATGGGTTCCCACGCAATATAACTTCAAGCAGAATCCCGTGACATTCGAGAAGGTGCGCACGTCACCTAAGATTACGGAGGACTCATTGGAGTTTCTGGGAGGCGACGGCAAGCTGTACATGGAGTATCTCACCATCAAGTCTCGTTACGGAATACTGAAGACTTGGCTCCAGAATGTCGGCGCAGACGATTGTCTCAGAGGAGAATGCATAACCATCGGCACCCCGAGCATGCGAGCGCGACACAAGATCATCGTGAATGTTCCCTCCGAAGACTCTCTCTACGGGCCTGAATTGAGACGTCTTTTCACTTGCAAGAAAGGCTGGAAGCTGATCGGCTGTGATTCCGCAGGCAACCAAGCAAGGGGTCTCGCTCACTACCTGAACAACGATGAATTCACGCAGACTCTTTTGCACGACGATATTCACGATTACAACGCGCAGAAGCTCAAAGAAGTTCTCGCAAGCATGGGCATTGATTGGGACAGGTACCTGTCTTCCGAAGGCAGAGTCGTGCCCGAGGCAGGTCACACGCTGGCGCAGGCCATCAAAGCTAAACAGAGGTCAACTGCTAAGCGAATCCTCTATGCATTCTTGTTTGGCGCATCCGGCGAGAAACTCTGGGGCTATATCTTCGGACACCCTAAGCAAAAGCAGGGAAACACTCTCAAGAAAGGCTTCACCGCCGCCGTCCCAGGCTTCAAAGATCTCCTGGACAAGCTCGCCAGAGTCTACCGCTCGACATCTAGCGGGCACAACAAAGCGGACGGTTACATCCCTTCCATCGGTGGCATTCGTATCTATGTGGACTCCTTCCACAAACTGCTGGTGTACCTGCTGCAATCCTGCGAGAAAGCCACCTGTGCCGGTGCTTGCTTGTTATTGATGCAGTACCTCGAAGAAGAAGAAATCCCCTACGTCCCTTGCATATTCATGCACGATGAATTAGATTTCCAAGTACCGGAAGAGCATGCGGAGAGAGCCGCAGAGTTGGGACAGAAAGCGTTCCAAGAAGGGCCGAAACTGTTTGGTATCACGATCATGGACGGTGACGGCAAAATCGGAATGAATTGGATGGATGTTCACTGATGACTGATACACTAGATAGAGGCTGTTCCTGTCACTATTGCGTCGAAACTTACGAGTGCGATTCAAGAGTGGAGGCGGAAGAACAGCTGAAAAGTGCTTGTGCAGCGAGTGTCACATGAGGGTCGCCGTATGATATACATAAACATAATTGAAGACTTGGATGGTACTTGTAGATTGACTTCCGATGATACCGAAGGAGAAATGGCTGAGATGGAAGGTTGCAGGGTGGTATTCAATGCAACTGAAAAAGATGTTTCAGACGAACTCTGCACAACAGTTTCCGAAGCGAGGGATTTGATACAGGAGGCTCACGACTGTGGGAGATGAGCTGATAATCCTGGACGGGGATGTGGTCGCTCACATCGCCTGTGAAAGAGCCTGGAAAGAGAAAGTCGAATACTTCAAAGTACACGGCATTGACATGGATCAGTTCAAGGGAGCGAAAGAGATACCCGGCTACGAGCCGCACAAGGACGAGAAGACTTTAGAGAAGTGTGTGCAGATGTTCCGCAGAGAAATGGATATCCTCTCCGAAGAGCTGTACAGCGACAATGTAATCATGGCAGTCAAGTCTGGGAAGAACTTCAGAGATGAGATCTACTCCGACTACAAAAGAGACAGGGGAAAGTGGAAAATCCCCAACCCATTCGTGGATATGATACGAAGCTACGCCGTCGAACAATCTTTCGCGACGTTCGCCGGGGATAAAGAAGCCGATGATCTCATAAGGATCTGGGCGGAAGAGGCGCGGAAGCATGACGTACCGTTTGTGGTCGCCTCTATTGACAAGGACCTGCGATGCATACCTGGCAGGCATTGGAACATCAAGAAGAAAATATTGGACACGGTCACAGAGCATGACGCCATGCAGCTTTACTATTCACAGCTGTTATCAGGTGACCCAACTGACTTTATTCCGGGACTTCCAGGCATCGGTCCCAAGAAGGCAGTAAACGCCATCCTCCACTGCACCACGGAAGAAGAGTGTCAAGAGATCGTTTGCGCCATGTATTTCGAGGCTTATGGTCCCGAGTGGGAAACTTATCTGCTTTCGAACGGCAAGATGATACACATTCAGCGAGACTGGAATGATTACTTCACACTCAAAGAATGGGCTTTCGTGAGAGACCTGCGGGGATGAAACCTTCTCGAGAAAGGGCCGAATATGAACTTCCCGAAACCACCTGAGAGCTTTCAATCGAGCCTCCCTAAGCATAATAACGGGCATTGGTTGTTTCCTGAGCAAATGGGCAAAGGCTCCGGATTCATTTATGTGATTCGTGATAATGTACTTGAAAGATTTTACCTGGGTAAAAAGAGCTTCAAGACAGCTTCGGGCATCGACACCAATTGGCGGCGTTACACATCTTCCTCTAATCTCTTGAATGAGATGCTCGAAGAACGTCCCATCGAAGAGTTCGAATTCTTCTGTCTAGAACAGTACAAGAGCCGAGGAACTGTCAGCTATGCGGAGACGTGGTCACTGTGTCTGGTGGAAGCTCCAACCACGAAGACGTGGTACAACACGCGGATTGAAAAAGTGACGTGGAATGTCAGGGAAATGATCACTCACCGTCACAAAACCCGGTTGTCCAGAATTCTCAGTATGGGGAATCCCGATGATTAGTTTCATAGCGAAATCAATAGTAGTCGTAGGCGTGTGTCTGCTCATCCTGGGGAACGGTCTCCTGCTTCTTGAAATACTCCATTTAGTGGAAGACACGGGGTTGGCCAGTCTCAAGATCGCACTGGCGGGTATCACGACCACGGTGATGGCACAATCAATCAAGGTCAAGTAGTACATGGGAACCATAGTTGAAAAGAATCAACCTTGCCTCTCCTGTTCATCTTCAGACGCGATGCAGATATACGCAGACGGCGGAGCCAAATGCTTCTCTTGTGAAAAAGCTTTCTCGGCAACGGAAATAGAGAACGGCTCAGAAAAGAAAATACCAAACGTCCGCAACTTTGGTTTCAAGAAACAAAGATCGGCGGAAGAGATCTCTTCATTCAAAATCCGAGGTTTCGAAGCAAGGGCCATCACCAAAGCCGTCACGACTTTCTACGGGGTTAGGATCTCCTATAATTCCGACGGGAACATCGATCATCATTATTATCCGTATGAGTCGATGGCCAAGTATAAAGTGCGGAAGTTGCCGAAGGAATTCAGTTGGGTTCCCAGCGGCTCTAAGATGCTGTTTGGACAGGAGCATTTCAACGGCGGCGGTAAACGTCTGATTATTTGTGAAGGAGAGTGCGACACATTGGCCGTGGCTGAAGCATCGTATGCCCGGTACAATAAATTCTACCCCATCGTGGGTTTGTCTTCGTCGGCGATGGCGGAGCATCTAGTTGAACAGAGGAGTTGGGTCAGGTCATTTAAAGAAGTCGTGTTGTGTTTCGACGAAGACGACGCCGGGTACAAGGCGCAAAAGATCGCAGCTAAGATAATCGGCTACGACAAGGTCAGGATGACCAAGCTCCCGAAGAACGACGCCAATGACGTATTGGTGGAGCTGGGCGGCAAAGCAGTGATGGAGTGTATCTTCGATGCACAGCAGTACACCCCGGCAGGTATCATAAAGAAGAAGCAAATATGGGAAGCACTGGAGGCTGCGGAGAACACTCCGAGCGTGCCATATCCCCCATGTTTGGCCGGAGTGAACTCAAAACTGAAAGGCATTCGAGGCGGTGAAATAACTCTCTTGATATCTGGGACGGGTAGCGGCAAGTCCACGATTCTCAGAGAAGTCGGCTTACATATCTTGGAGACCACACCCGACAAAATCGGGGTGATCAGTCTTGAGGAGTCGCCCGCCGAGACTGCTCGTAAGTTCTCAGGGATGGCGTTACATCGAAATCCTGCCATGGAAGACATCTCTTTAGCGGAGCTCAGGCCGGGTTTCGACAAAGTGTTCGGAGATGACCGCGTCGAGCTGTTGGACCATCAAGGTTCCATGAATGACGGCGGCATCCTGGACAAACTGGAGTACATGTGCCTAGTTGGTTGTAAGTATCTCTTCGTGGATCACATAACGATCCTGGTGTCGGAGGGTGTGGACAACCTGCAGGGAAATGAGGCACAAGACAAGGTCATGAACGACCTCCTCAGACTGGTCAAGCGGTACCCTGATGTGTGGATCGGTCTCGTATCTCACCTGCGTAAAACTCCCACCGACAAGAAATCATTCGAGGAAGGACGCCTCCCGTCTCTCGATGATATCCGAGGTTCAGGCTCGATCAAGCAAATCACGTTCGATATCATTGCGTTCGCCAGAAACATGTCTGCCACCAGTGACGCCGAAAGAAACCTGATTAAGATGGCTGTCCTGAAAGCTCGTTTCTCTGGTCTCACCGGCTTAGTTGCAGGAGCTCGTTTTGATGCTAATACCGGCAGGTTATCAGCAGTTGATGAAATTGTGGAAGAAGCTCCGCGAGTTACGAAAGAAGATAATGAAGTTGACTTCAAGAAACTCGGAGGAGAAACAGTACCCTGGGAAGGAAGCCCTGCGGAAATATTGTGAGGGGTGCAACGGTGATACGTTCACCAGGATATCATCTCAGAACCTCAAGAAGTGCGTAGACTGCGGGCTGGAAGCACCGTGGAATCTAGACAAGGGACAACCATCCCTTCTTATCAAAAATCTAAAAGGCGGTAAAAATGTTATTTGATTCTTCAGACGACTTGTTTGATGTGCTCAGCTATATGGAAGAAATGTCCTCCACTAAAGAGAAGACTCAAATCCTCGCGGATTGTTTCGAGGATGAATCCTTCCGTAATGTTATTGCACATGCCGTCGATCCTCTGAGAACTTACGGAGTCCTCAAAACTCCCGGAATCACTTATGGCCGTACGGGCCACTTCACCGTGGATACCTGGAAAATTTTGAAAGATCTGCAAGAGCGGCGACTTACGGGTCATGACGCCCGCGATACTTTGATCGAAGAGTTCCGGCGACTCACTCCCAATTCACAGGAGCTGCTGCGGCGCATCATCACGAAAAATCTCAAGATAGGCGTGGGTGCGATAACGGTCAATAAGGCGGCAAAACTGGCGGGACTTCCGGAGCCGCTAGTAACCACTCTGGCGTACATGCGATGCTCATTGCCGAAGCACGTGAAGACTTTTGATGACTGGCCCTGGGCAGAAGGTGTCGCCAGTGAAGTCAAGATGGATGGAATGTTCGCCAGCCTGTCGCTCCCCGAAGGTGAACCGAATCGACTGCTCACGCGGAAAGGCCAAGAGTTTGGAATGGAAGGGAGGGCATGGGCGGCGCTTCGTCGTGATCTCTTCACGCTACCGAGAGGGTACCGATTTGAGGGTGAATTGACGGTGGTCAAATATGGCAGAGCCTTACCACGTAAGATTGGTAATGGCCTCCTCAACAGTCTCCTCAGTGGACATGATGCGCTTCCCGACGACTGTCACATTGAGTATATCGTGTGGGATTGTGTGCCGCTGGTGGATGTGGCCAAGAGAGTGTATAACGTATCGCGTAAAGAGCGAAGAAGAATGGTGAACAAATTCATCGCCACAGTGCCCGAGACGACCATCTTCCCGGTGGAAACACGCATCGTGCACAGTTTGGATGAAGCCAAGGCGCATGCCGCAGAAATACAAGCCGAAGGGGGAGAGGGGACAGTCTTCAAACACCCTGAGGGTATCTGGAAAGACGGCACCTCAGAGTATCAGATCAAGCTGAAATGTGAGCACACGGCAGATTTGAGAATGTTGGAATTGGTACCCGGCACGGAAGGCAAGAAGAATGAGCACCTGTTTGGGTCCATCCGATGCGGCACTGATGACGAGCTTGTGTTCGTAGACGTTTCAGGATTCAGTGATGAACTTCGGAAAGATATCTTCCATAACTGGAGCACGGTCTACGAAGGCCGGCTCATGGCGGTTCTCTTTAATGAGGTGATCAATGCCCGCAGCCGTGAGACGTTCTCGCTATACCTCCCGCGCTTCGATGAATTCAGGTTCGACAAAGACGAGACCGACACATATGCCTCGATCTCCGCAATGCTATAAGACTTTCTCAGGACACACTTGGTATGTCGATCGAGGTGCTATTTGCTTCGAACAGCTGATGATGGACTTGGAGCTGGATGCAACGGACCTTAGAAAGATGCAAGAGAAGCTGGAAACAACTGAACCCGCCCCACCGCTGCCTACGGAGTACTGATGAAAACCAAGACTAACACTCAATTCGTTCACGACCTCATGGAGTTCTCGAACGCCGGAGGCTTGTCGCAGGCGGCCATACTTGAAGCCATTCGGTTCTACACAGAAATGGTCACGCACAATCCTCGCCCCCACCACGGCTAACGAGCAATTCATTTCAGATCAACTGTGGTGGGATGTCAGCGCAGATATTTACCGCAAGGTCATGGAGCGTATGCATCCCGAGAAGATTGAAGCAGACTTGCGTGAACGCACCGGGATTGAAAGTGTAGGCAAGCTATTTCGGGTAGAAGCCTGGAAAGCGCACTCCAAGAAGTAATGACGACGCCCCTCTCCGGAGGGGCTTTTTGAAGAGAGGTTGTCGAAATGATGAAAATAACAATGACCGACGGTGACACTTATTACGTGGTAGACCCGGTCTCGGAGGCAGATCACATGGGTTTCGTGTTGCACAACGCGTTCGCGGTGATAACCAGAGACGGCCAAGTGAAGAAGCAGCCCACGCACCCGTTACCGATGCTCAGAAAGCTGTTGGTGGAAGAAACTTCGAGCTCCAACATGGCCATTCACTGTGAACTACTGAGAGGGGGCATTCATTATTTCGTGCCCGTGGCGGCAGTGGGCGAGCTCGCCGAAACGCCAACAGAATCTAACTATCAAAAATTAGCCAGCGCAACGGTCGGAAGAACAAGTATTATACATAAGCTCAGGTTCGACATGGCTGCGATGCTCGAAGCCTACCTTGAGGAGATTGTTAAATACGATGCTTGACATTCACACTCGGATCAAAGCACTCCGCGAAGGCGGACAAGTCAAACGGGCACATGCGAAACAACTCCATCGAGAATACACCGTAGGTACCCACACCTATAACATGCTGGGTCTTCTCGAAGTGTTACACCCCAGCCCCTCGTTGGCGCTGTATCGGGCAATTCTCTGGCATGATGTCCCTGAACGATGGACAGGGGATATCCCCACACCGGTAAAGAAGGCGAGGCCGCGTATCAAAAAAGAGTTGAAAGAGCTGGAGACGGATATATTATCTCAGCTCGGAGGCCTCTTTGTCTTGACGGAGGGCGAAGAAATCTGGATGAAAGCGATCGACATGACCGAGCTTTGGCTGTGGGCGCGGGAAGAGATATCGATGGGGAATAGTTCCGTCATCGATTTACACGACGAGTGCTTAGGGATCATCGAAGCGCTGTTCGCCTCAGGCCGCATGCCCTCGCCTGTGGGTCGCTTCGTTGATCAAGAGAAGACTCGCCCGCATCGGTTCCTGAGTGACGTCCCAGAGAGAGTATTCGAATGAAATTCAGCAGTGACCCCAACAGCCGGCTCAATCTGCTGAGGATAGCTCACATGGAAGCGCTGGAAATGCTCAGGACGGCGAACAAGGAAAGGTCGCCCTACAGAGGCAAGGCTCTGGCGAACTATAAGAAGGCCAGACTAGACTTGAAGTATTTCGTGGAAGGCCGAGAAAGACCAAAGAAACATGCAATTGATTTCAGCGTAACGATCGGAGGGATACCTGCGGGAATATCTCTGTTGTCATACACGGGCGCTAAGCCCCTCAAGCAGTACACGTTTCCCGGAGCAGGGCCGGGGGACTACGAACCCCCCGAAGAGGCAGAGGCGACGTTTGTGGTGACGGATCGCCACGGATATGAAGCGAAATGGCTGAGACGCAAGGCGAACGAATCTCGGCTGGAGCAGGAGGTAATCAACCTAGTGGAGAAAGGCAATGGCGAGTAATCCCGACAGGCATGGATTCGAATGCCTCGTGAAGGAGAACTTCCGCGTACCCGATAAGGAGTTCCTAGCCAGGAAGCGCAACGGCTATTATTACGGGCACCTGGATGCTTATTTTAAACTCTATAAAGCGATGAAGGAGAAACAAGCAGCTGAAATAGAGACCTTGAAAGAGAATCTTTGGCAGATTCTCGAAGGTACCGCAGAAAGAAAAGCTACGTCCGACAGAGAAACGCTGATCAAACAGATCGTTGTTGATCTCCGGGCACATCTGGACGACTTGAAAGGAAATTAATCATGGATTACGCGCTCGCTTCACAAATCATTCGTTTGAAATTGAAGCAGTCTTGCAGAGCAGATGTCATAGAAGGCGCGAACATTTCGGGGAGCACCTACGACAGGTGGTCGCGGGATGAAGTGCACAAGCCCAGTCTGATGGTCTTCGTCAAGCTATGCATCTATTATGGCATCCAGGTAGATTTGAAAGCATTGCGAAGCTTGACCTACTAACCCTTCACCGGAGAAATATTATGAAAGTTGTCGTATTCAGCGGACCCGGATGTTCGGGCTGCGAAGCCTTGAAGACATCGTTGGAGGCCGCGCGAATCCCTTTCGAAGAAGTCAACGTCGACACACAAGAGGGAGCCAAGTCGGCGATAAAGCACGGCGTGAGGACGCTGCCGACGACGTTATTGATGGATCACGACGTGGTCGTGCAGAAATTCATCGGCTTCAACTTCCTGCATATCAAGGAAATCACGAGAGGGTTGAGATGAATGCATTTACGACGAGCACAGATCCCGCAACGTTTGCCGACGAGATGTGTGATCTGCGCCTGATCGAAACAGCTGAGTCTTACGCAGTGCTGTTGGGCATGTGTCATCGTCTCATAGACGGTTTCGGCCCTCTCTGGGTCGCTCACGACGGCAACGCTCGCCGGTGGTGGGAGCACAAAACCGACACTCTTGATGGAAGCGGCAAGAGAGTCCGTCTGACGGGCTATGTTCTCCTGTCTTTCAGAGGGAGGAACGGAGACGAGGCTTTGCAATGGGTCCGTCGTAGCTCGCTGAACTATATTTGGTTGAGAGAGGTTTGGTGCGCGGTTCTGGACAATTACGAAAAAGCGCTGGGAGTTGAACATGAGTATGAGAAGCTCAGGACAGCTCTTCGAGAGCCGCCGGAAAAGCTGCGGGAGGCGCCCGAGGGTGGCAGTAGCTCTCGTATCAGGGTCCCCAAATTCACATTACCGAAGAAGGCATGACTGAATGAATAGGAACATACTCCACCGTTCTCAGCTGGAGGCGTTCAAAGTGTTCTTGGACGCCAAAGGTCGCCCTCACAGAGGAGGCAAGGGGGAGTACCAAGTGCTCCAAGTGAAGATACCTGGACAGAGCTGGGAAGTGGTGTCCTCCAGGAATTTCATGCCTGATCACTTTACGGTGTCGTCAGGTCTGATGCCGTTAGTGAAGGAGTTTCTGAGAGGTTGCGACACCAGAGAGTTGACGACGTCGTGGGCGGAAGAGCTGGAGAAGCTCACGGATGATCTTCTTCAGCTGCTCTCCTCACGCCAGTCGCCTGAGGCGTTTGACATCATCAAGAGTGAGACGGAGCGGCGGAAGGCACTGGTGGAAACCAAAGTGAAAAGAGCATTCAGACGTAAGAGAGGAAAGATCAATGGATGAAGAAGGCTATGTATTGGTGAGACACGACGGCCACTACGGTTACGGGAGCACGCCCTCAAAGGCCGCCAAGAATGCAAAGATGGGGCGGTCTTACGTGTCGGCGTATCTGTGTTACGCGGACCAGCGTTTCGTCAAAGGCGATCTGGATATCCCAGACCACGGCGGCGTCACGTGGTTCCTCACGAATGAGGCGCAAGAAGCGAGTTTCCGTTACCCGTGGCTGGGAGATTTTTTCGCAGACAACCTCGTAGTGGCGCGCGGTGAAATGCGTCTCGTCAAAGGTGTCCTTGAATGTAAAATGAGGCTATGATTTGTGAAGACTGCGGGAATTCCGTAGAGTTGCTCTCCTTTGACGAGCTTTGTGCAGATTGCGAGTTCAAGGAGAAAACAAGGATGAGACAAAGCATGGAAGCGTTGGCGGCACGACTTCTGTATAAGGTGGAGGTGGTCGAGCACTTCCCCGAAAGGGAGCGAGCATTCATGCGACACTGTGACGATTGCGTTCACGGCAGATCAGATGAGCTCGTCATGCGGATGGGTTGTGCCAAAAGTCATAGGCCGCGCTTTTTCCAGCCCAAGAGCGGTGACTTTACTTCGGGCCAATGGGGTTGGATGAGGAGTTGTAGAGACTTTAAATACAAGAAGATCGTCGAAGAACAGAAGATTAAAGACCTACTAAACAGGGGAAAAGAAAATGAGCAATTCAGGTAAGTACGCGCAGCGGCGGTCAAGGGGCGCGAGAGAGGCCAGCCTCGTGGGCGTCGACGACGCCATGCCGTCGGTATCGCCTCCGCCGCCGAACATGCGCGGTGGTGCCCACAGAGCCGACATCGGCGGGTCTCCGTCCGGCAACGGCGAAATCCCCAACTTCACGGACGAGCACCCCCGCAAGAGTTTCGCGGATTTGGAACGAGAGGTGGCCGCACTCCTTGGGCCGCATGGGCCAGGAGGCCGTTGATTTAACCCTAGAATATAGTACGGGCGAACCGCGCTTTAAGCGCAATCCAGAAATCATGAGGAATTATCAGAATGACTGAACTGAAGCAAGTGTATCAAGCAGCCGACGGAACCGTCTTTAACTCGAAGAGAGAAGCCGAAGATCACCAGCGGCGGCCTCAGCAGCGCACCGCGCTGATGACTCTTGTAGAAGGCAACGAGGAGCTGGCCGACTGGCTGCTTGAGCACAAGTCAGACTTGGAAGAGAACTTCGACATCGGCACAGTACGCCGGGTGACGAAAAGCGAAAGGAACAAGCTGACTAAGGCACTGGAAGCGCTCAAAGAAGAAGAGGGCGATAACAAGAAGTACGCTTTCTTGATCGAGCACAGTGACGACATCATCAAGTCCTTCAAGTGGCCCGGTCAGAAGCGCCTCACCGGCGACGATAAAGACGCTGCCATCAAGGAAGCACTTACGGAGCTGGTCGGCGACGACAACCTGAAGCTGGCTGACTACATCGTGGCCAAGCGTGACGACATCGTCGAAGCTTTCAATGCGGGTAAGCCGAAACGTGAAGTCACTCCGCAAGCTCTGGAAGGTCTGCGTAAGTATCAAGAAAAGATGAAGGCTGAAAAAGAAGCCAAGAAAGCCGCCGAAGAGGCAGCTAAGGCAGAGTAACCACTGCCGCCGGAAGGCGGGTGTCATGCTCGCCTACCTCGCTTCACAAGACCCGCGAGAGTCTGAGGTGATGTTGACCCGTGTCACCTTCTCGTACTGCCCCTGACAGAACACCGTCGGGGGCTTTTAACAACAAACAAAAAGAGTACAATTATGTTAAATAGATACCGCGAGGAGTTCGAGAGAGCCGCAAGCCATGAGACGCTCGACATCATGGTGAGGGCTAGAGCAAGACGTCTCGGCGTCGAGTATCAAGGGAGCGATCAGTATGCCACACACGCGGAGGCGTACCGTGGGGGCAATCAGGAAGTATATCAGATGTTTATTGCAGCTGAAACCCGTCTCAAACGAATCGAGGAAGACTTTAATGCATTACATGGTCCAAGCTATTTCTTTGGGTAGACTCCACACACTCGGGGGGATTGAACTAGGTGAGTCTGACCCCAACTGGCTCATAGCCAGGAGCTTGGAGGAGCGCGAATTTCTTCTGGATCGAAAGGTTATCATCAACCTTTCCAAGCGAAGAAAGACCATCGTCGTGTCGACGTTGGATGATGAACCAATCTTACTTTTAAGGAGAGAAGATGTACAGATTTGCTGAATTGAAAGGCGAAGCGTGTATCGTTGACGGAAAAGGTGCCATTTTCAAGTCCTATGGAGAGAACACCGAAACCATGGAGAACGTGGCCAAAGCACGGGTGGCCAGTCTCAACAAAGATCCCTTTGTTGAAGAAGAAGAAACCGAGTAACCCTTTACGCCCTCTTCGGAGGGCTTTTTTATTCAAGAGGCGATAATGATTGAGTATACCACGGTTGCAGCGATGTACTCGGGCGATCCCACCGTCTACACATTCTTGTGCAAGATGGAGCTGGCGGAAAAGCTCGTCCCGCAAGACAAGGTCGTAGCCAAGTCCGCCAGAGGTTTAGGTGTTGTCATGATTCTGGACGTCCACGACGTGCCCAGAGACACCGGCAACTTCAACTATCGCTGGGTGTTCCAGAAGGTGGACACGGATGAGATAGCGGAGCTGGAGAAAGCTCAGTTGAACAAAGACATAAAGCGGGCCAGTGAGGCCGAATCCGAGCCGGAAGACGTGGCCGCGATCAAGGCCGCCGTGGGAGGGCTCGCGCCAAAAAAGCCGCCAGTGAAGATTCCGAGCGTGCCGAAACTCTGAAGTCGGATCTTGATCATCTGGAAGCCGAACTGGAAAAGATTCAGCTTCTGGTGATCTCCATAAAGAGAGGTCTCTATGGGGAATGAATTCATCGTGCTGAACATCGGCGACGTGGCTAAATGTCTTGAAGCGAAGGACATAAACGCACTCGTGGAACTCGTCGACAAGTTTCAGAAGAAGTATAAAGAACTAAATCAAGGACGGTTGCCAACTTATGTAGTGCTACCGGAGAACATTGATGACGTATCTTAAAGCAACGAAGGAAAGAGTTTTCATTTTACCGACACTGAATGGCGGCAGTACGCTCAATCCGGGGCAAGGATACGTTGATATCCTGATCCCCCGAGCGGGATTAAAGAACGGCAATAAAGCCGTAACCCAACGGGTCAAAACTTCCAGCATTGAGGAAGTGGCCTCATAACCAAGGACGACCAATGAGAGTTATAGAGTACATCCTACCGAACGGCAAGCAGCGTGTGCACAGGATCTCTCACGTGAGAAGGACCGACAGAGATTTCTTCGAAGAGAATCGCATAACGATCTCCTATGAGAGGGATGGAAAGTTCCTTATAATGTACATTCAACTGAACAACTACTATATAAGAGGTGAAGCACCGGAAGAGTTACTGAAGATATTACCGGAGAAAACTCCGATCGTCAAGACCATGGCCCTTTGCCGAGAAATGGCAGAGAAATACATCAATAAGACCCTCGTGGAAGACTATAGGGTGATGAGGAGAAATGTCAAGATCAACCTATGAGTACCGGTATACCGTTAGAGGGTGGTATACCGAGTCCGCTCTGGCGGACGGCTTCGTCGAGAAAGCGAGCAGAGAACAATGGATGGTAACAATAACTGCATCGCTTCACGCAGGTTGGCGAGGCGTACATTTTTTCACTGTCAGACTTACCAACGGTGACACGGAGATTCGAAATGTCAGAACTCCTAGATTGGCAGAGGCGCGAGCCCTCTTCCTGCGGCTGTGCGCTCAGCACAGATTGCACCATAAAAGGTACAACCCGCAGTAGTACCTCGAATGCCGCCAAACTCAGTTTGGCCTCACGTATTTAGCCGGTGCTTTTTCAAAATCGTTCCCGGTGAAGGTCAACCATGCCCCCTCTTTGAGGGGCTTTTTAATCAGTGTCTCGACGGGAGATTTGCCGTGCATATCATTTATTCGAAAGACCGAAAGACATTTCGCGTAACTTTTCGCAGACTCAAGGCTTTAGACGCTGAATCAAAAGGGCATGAAGTGTGCTTCGATCAGACGACCGCCGATTTGAGGAAGCTGGGCTTCACCGATTCGGGCATCGAGACGCTCGCGAGGAAAATGAGATGAGTGATTCAATACAACGAGGAAACTAATTAATGAAGATTTTTGACAAGCTATTCAAGAAAGAATCACCCGACAGGCTGGAGCATGCGTCGGACGCTCTGGATCATATCCGCAGAAGCGTGGTCGGGAGTCGTTCTCAAACGCGGCGGCTGAGGTGAGAGCCACGGATGGTATCGAGGGGACCGCCGTTCACAGGACCGTGGATCTGCCGAAGGCCGCCCCAGCGTCATGAAAGTGGAAGACAAGCTGCGATGTCTCAAAATATGATGACATAGTTACTTTACTATCTGATAGCCAGGAGTAGTTCATGATTACATTAGCAACACTAGATCAAGCAACTGAGCAAGAAGTGTTTGACCAAGTTAAAAATCACCTGCTCACTCAAATGGCAAATAGCATTTTAGAGCCGGATAACGACATTTGTGCCTATCGAGGAGTAAACGGTCTTCAGTGTGCTGCTGGCTGTTTAATGAGTGATGAAGAAGCGACTAATATAATTGAAAAGACTAGTTGGCATTCATTGTCACGAAAAGGACTTGTCCCAAAATGTCATTTAGAGCTGATTAACAAGCTCCAGGACATACATGACTTTGAGAACCCTGATGACTGGGCTAATTATTTGCAGAATCTGGCCCATGAACACGGTTTAACTTTTTGAGAACTCTTCAAAAGTTTCACGGGACTTACCGAAGGCGGTTGGGGATTCTTAAGTTCTATATTGGCGGACATTGACCTTGGACAAAAAGGTTCTTTTGGAGAGTAATTATGATTGTCTGGTACCCGGTTTTAAAGCTTTTCGTCTGCCTGGCCCTTCTGTTCTGGGCTTCATCGCCAATCCGAAAGCACTTCAAGCGGACTGGCCTGATAAGCCGAGACCCAGCCGCCTATGTGCGCCTGGCGATCACTCTGGCAGTGATAGCCATCACCCCGTTTCGGCTGCAGTCGCCCAGATGCGAATGTTCCAGAAGTAGCCACTAACGCGGGGCCGGAGCCCCGCCATGGAGTTTGATGTGAAGACAATTTCAGAATTGGCGGAAGAGGTACACCCAGGACAGGTTTTCGATGCAGCCCTGCCCCAGCAGTGGGTCAATAACATGGCAGATCGGGGATTCGATGTAAGAGGTCACTTTGTAACTCTTTACCCTACCGGTTCCATGTTTGGTTTTTACATGGCTCCTGTCACTAACGAAGGTATTGAAATGGCAGCAAGAGTTGCCTCAATGGAAGCTTAAAGGAGTATAAAATCATGAAAAAAGAAACAATTGTTAAAATTGTTCTGTGCCTGTCAGAAGAAGAAGCATTGTGGTTGCATGACATTATGCAGAACCCGTTGCATGGTCAACACCCTTCTGATGAAGACCCGTATGATAGGGATATGCGTGAACAGTTTTTTGCCGCTACTGGCAAAAGTTAAAGAATTCAGAGTAGGTGGAAACAGAGGGCGTTTGAAGAACTTTACCCAATACCCCTATAAGTTTGTCAAACTGGCTGACAGTATGAGCAGCAAAGAAATTGATGAATTTTATAAAGAGTATTTCTGATGGATAGCAGGTCAGAGTTTGAGCAGTGGGCAACGGGATGCACAAGCTGTATGCCCAAAGCAGGAGGAAGACCATGAGGGATAAAAGAGAAATGGAAATTTCAGAATTTCTTAAGACAGTGCACAGCGAACTTGAGCTTTTCAGTTTGTTTTGTAAAGACAAAAATACGAAAAATGATGATAATTTTCCAAACACACTGACTGAAGAAGAGTGGTTAGAAAACTTAATAGATTGGCTTTCGTGGAAGTTAGAAGA